TTGGTGGAGATATAAGTGGATCACTTTTCATCCGTCGTTGACACGATGCAACAGGTTTTATGCTCGCTGGCGGGATGGGCGTTGATTTTCATCACGTCGCAATACCTGCACTACTGAACGAACAATACATACAAGGGCTTCCGGAACCTTGGCGATCACTGTGCTGGGACACCGTAAAAGACACTGAATCAGTAGTTATTGGCGGCGAGCGTTATTGGTCGTACTGGCCACAAATGGAATACGTCGGTGACCTTGCGGCGTTGTGGGAAAAAGACAGGTATACGTTTCTTTCTCAGTATCAGCAGAACCCAATGGCGCTGACTGGCGGCATTGTAAATATTGACTGGTTTCAAACTTACACGAGACTCCCGCCACTGCGTTATCGCGCAATTTACGTTGATACAAACAGTGGAAAAGTTGAGGACTATCTCGATTACACTGTATTCACGCTGGTCGGGATGGGCGTTGATGGGAATCTCTACATTATTGACGTAGAGCGTGGGCGTTGGGACCCTGAAGACCTGTTGAAGAAAGCAGAGGAACTTTGGGATAAGTGGAAGTCATATGACCGCAAGCGGCCATGTCCAATAAGACACATGGGTATCGAAGATAAGCAAGCCGGGCAGGGGCTGATTACTACACTGAAGAAACGAAAATCCATTCCGATTAAAGAGATTCCTCGCGGCGCTGGACAGAATAAGCTTGTCCGTTGCCTCAACTCTATTCCTCAAATTAAAACAGGCAAAGTCTACGTGCCAGCGACGCACGATGAGTCTGGGGCTGTAATCCCTTTTGTCTATTACGACGATAACACCATCGCGGGTTCAACGGGTTGGGTGTTGACTGCAATGACTGAGTGTGCGGCGTTCTCTGCTGACGACAGTCACGACAATGACGACATCTTTGACACAATCATGGATGCAATAGAAATCGAGTTAATTTCCGGTGGCAGCATCGGCATTGATAAGTGGGTTTAACGATGAGTGAAAGTTTAGATTTTGGTAAACCCCGAATCAGGTTGACGGCTGATGGACTGGCGAACGTCATGACCGGGATGGGGACCGGTCGCGACAGACGTATGCACAGCACTTTTGTTTACGGTGCAATGCAAGATTTTGCCGAGTTGGAAGCTGCTTATACGGAGAACTGGATCGCAAGGTCAATAATCGATACCCCAGTTGACGATGCTACTCGTGAATGGCGGTCATTTTCGTCTGATGATGCTAGCGCATTGAGGCTTGCAGAAAATGAATTAAATGTTCAGGGAATAACCCAGGATGCTTTTAAGTGGGCTGGGTTGTACGGCGGGGCTGGCGTTCTGATGCTCACAGACCAAAACCTAAGGGATGAGCTTGATCTTAGTAAGATAAAGAAAGGTTCACTTAAGCGAATGCTCGTCCTCGACCGCATGTTAATCAGTGGGCAGCAATACAATGTAACAAACCCGCTTGCCGATAATTATCTACAGCCAAATTATTACCTGGTTAACGGCGGGGCGCTACAAATTCATCACAGTCACTTCATTCGCGCTCCCGGTTCAGCCTTGCCAATGCGTCTAAGAATGATTAACGGTGGATGGGATGATAGCCGCCTACGACGATGCATGGAGGACGTGAAAGATGCCGTGTCGGCAAAAGGGGGTATAGCGTCGCTGATACTTGAAGCAAATATAGACACAATTAACAGAGTTAATTTAGCTAACGACTTGTCGTCCGGTGACATGGATGACGCGATAGCTAAGCGTTACAACACGTTCGGCATGATGAAATCCCTGTTTCGCCTAGCACTACTTGATGGCAGCGAGACACTTACTCGAAATCAAATCTCATTCGGCGGATTGGGTGATGTGTTGTCTGTGCTTATGGAATGGACGGCGGGTGCTGCTGGCATTCCGATGACCCGCTTGTTCGGTGTTCAGTCGAAAGGGATGGGAGACTCCGGGCAAGGAGATCAGAATAACTACTTCAACACAATCAGAGGAGACCAGGAAGCAAAGTATCGGCCTTTCCTAAAAAAATTGGATGAGGTATTTATCCGCTCAACGCTTGGCACCATTCCCGATGGGCTGGATTTCACCTTTGCCCCTCTATCGCAACCTACTGATACTGAAATATCTGCGCAGCGATTAGCAGACGCGCAGGCTGATGAAATCCGTCTTAATCAGAACGTGGTCAAGCGATCACAGGTGGCTCGCAAATTGATGGAGCAAGGCGTTTATGGGATAGAGGAAGATGACATTATTCGACTTGAAGAAGATGAAGAATCAGAACGAGAAGGTGATTATCAATTCAAGCTTGGAAAACCTCCAGGTGATGATAAAAAACCTGCCCCAACGCCGGAAATCATCAACGAGACCGATAAATCCGAATGATGACGCCGAACGTTATTATCGTGCTCAGTTGCGTGAAATTATTCGATTAATGGCAAGCTCAATTGATGACGTGTTAACGCCGGTGCTGAGACGAAATTACACCGCCGATAGCTATCTCACCGACATCATCAAACAGGCTGTACAACAAGCGGCTGATAAGTTCTATCAATCTGCGTTCGGGCAGGTAGCGGAGAGGTTAGCTAGGAAGGTTGTGAGTCGTGCTGAATCTGAAAGTAGCAAAGTGTTTGTTAAGCAAATTAATCGTGCTATCGGCGTTGATATGACGGGATTAATGGTTAACGGGTCCCTTGTCGATTATTTCGATGCTTCGGTAGAAAGCAATGTTGCACTGATTAAATCACTCTCATCCGATTACTTCGACGATATTCAACGTGAAGTAATGGACGGGATCCTTCGCGGCGACTCGCTGACAACGATGACAAAGAACATTCAACATGTTACAGGCACTACATATCAACGTGCTCATCTCATTTCACGAGACCAGACATCAAAGATAAACAGCGATATTAGCCGCAAACGTCAAACTGGAGCAGGGATAGATCGCTTCCGGTGGTCCACATCGCAAGATGTGCGCGTATCTGGTAACCCGGCAGGTAGGTACCCGAAAGCCAAAATAAAATGCTTTGAAATTTCACGTACCGACGTTGGATATGGCCCCGGTGTTTATCTGTGGTCGAGAGGTGCCAGCTATAACGGAGAGGCTGGATTATTCCCAGGCAGAGCGCACATCGGGTGTCGATGCAATCCAATTCCTCAAATTGAGGGCCTTGATTACTAACTTTTAGGAATTACTCATGCGGATCACCGTACTTGACCGCGTGTCCTACCCTGTTACATCCCAGCGAGAAATCACACAAGAAGGTTACTTAAAGGTGCCAGGGCGGGTTGCTCGCATTGGTATTCAGCAGTATCTGGCTTCTGAGTTGGGCCTAAAGGATAGGGCACCTGGCACGCTCGTTAATATATACAGGCCACCCGATGAAGTTTTCGCATCGGAAAGTCTTGATAGTTATGACAATAAAGAGGTAACAATCGACCACCCTGACGATTTGGTTGATGCCAAGTCGTTTAAAGAGGTCACTGCGGGACATGCTATTTCACCTGGACGAACTGAGGGTGATTATGTTGTCGTCGATTTACTGATTAAAGATCAATATGCCATTGATGCCATTAACCGCGGTAAAGCTGAGCTATCCGCAGGTTACACATCTGAGTATGACAAAACCCCCGGAGTTGCGCCCTGCGGCACTCCGTTCGAATTTATCCAGCGCACTATAACAATCAATCATATCGCACTGTGTGACCAGGCTAGGGCCGGTCATTTGGCGCGCATATTTGATCGCAAACCAACGGGAGTAACTCTTATGTTTAAAGTCGCACTTGACTCTAATGTGCGTGTAGAGGTCGCTGATGAGGCAACTCAACAGCTGATCCAAACCACTGTGGACGGATTGAAAAAGCGTGTTTCTGACGCGGAGGAAGATAAGGAAAAAGCCGAAGCAGCAAAGGATGAGGCTGAGCAGAAAAAGGAAGCAGCAGAGGCTAAGGCTGATGCTAAAGATGAAGAAATTGAAGAGCTGAAAGAAAAAACCTCAGAGGACGCGATTTCTAAGCGACTGGCTGATGTGGTGGCTGCGCGTGATTCTGCCATCAAAATTGCCGGTGCAGAATTTACCTGCGACTCAGTTGATCCATTGAAAATTAAACGTGCTGCGTTGGATTCCGCTGGTATCAAATGCCGCAAACATACTTCGTGGGATAAAGCACCGGATGCTTACGTATCAGCTTATTTCGATGCTGAAGAGGAGCGACGGGAAAACGAGGATAACGACGACCCTGATAAAAAAGATGATGTTAATGACTCCATTCGGACATTTGCTCGCGACATGGGGAAAGTCAAGGCAGGTAATGCCCAAGCTACGCGTGATAGTGTTCGCCAAACCTGGCTAGATAAGCGATACGGTAATCAACCGGAGAAAAAATAATGGCAATTGCTCAAGACTCTTTCACAAAGTGGCGTGGTAAGGCATATGAGGGGCAAATTTCAACGACTGATGTTTGTGAAGTCATCTCTCGACGCGTTGAAACAAACCTTTTGCCGTTTGGTCGTGCTGTAGTTCGTGGCGTTGCTGAGCGTTCTTGCACCCCAGTAACTGCAACGACAACCGCCGCCCAAATTATTGGATTTTCGGTTCGGACATTGGCTGAATTCAGTAATAGCCCACCGACCAACCCGCCTGATTATCAAGCCGGTTATGGCGTCGGTCATGTCGCCTCAGTGCTTCGTCGCGGTCCAATGTTTGCATTGTGTGTTGATGGTGCGAGTGCAGGTGATGCTATCACTGTCATTACTGCTGAAGGGAGCAATCAAGGCCGCCTGACTACTGGCGGCGCAGGCGTGAAGCTGGATTTTGTTCGCTGGGTAGATGATGTAGTGGCGGGTGAAATTGGCGAGTTCCGTGTTGACGGTATTTTGGCATCAACTCCCGCCGATCCGGCACCATAATTCTTAAAGGAAAAACCCATGAAACAAAGTGTTTTCGATGTCAGCCCAGCCTCCGCGCTGTCATTTTTAGTTCAACAAGCAGCACATATCGAGTCGGAAATTTACCGACTTGAATATCCTCAGTTTAAGTACAGCACTCTGTTGCCGCTGGATAACAGTGCGCCGGACTGGGTGAAAGTCGTGGCGTTCCGCTCTATCGACGCCCGTGGTGAGCTGCAAGTCTTTGGGCCTAATTCTACCGACGTGCCAACCGTTGACATCGCCATGAACCAACACTTCCATGAAATCAAAATGGCGGCATTGGGCTATACGTACTCAATCGAGGAAATCGGATTTGCGTTACTCAACAACGTTAATCTCGACGCTGAGCGTGGACAGGCGGTGCGTGATGTCGTTGAGCAAGGTTTGAATAAGATTTATCTGCTCGGGCATGACGAGATTGGCGAGGGCTTATACACAAGTAAAGACGTAGGTGTTGAAGCCGCCCCCGCGACTCTGATTGAGCTTGTTGCAGGCATACCAGATAATGGTACTCAGCCAATTATTGATTTTTTTGGTGCGGCTTACAATCGCGTTTATTTAGATAACACGCTAACGGTTCATCGTCCGAATGGTTTTATGTTGCCATCCCAGCAGCTCCAGTTGTTGATGCGAACAATGCTGTCTACGCACAACGCCTCAAACGTTACATTGTTGGAATTCCTGCGGACCAACTTCAAAGATATGACATTCGAAGATGACATTCTTTTGTCTGGACTGGGTGCGGCTGGATCTGACCGAATGATGGTCTATAAGAAAGACATGCGCGTAGTGAAAGGCCACGACGTCATGCCGCTTCGCTTCATGGCTCCAGCGACTGCTGACAATATCAACTTTAAAGTGCCTGCTATTTTACGCACTGGTGGCACAGAGTGGCGCATTCCGAAAGCGGCTCACTATGTAGATGGGGTGTAATGATGAACGAGTTAAAAAACCAGCACACGGCACCGATTACGGTGACTGATTGGCAGACGTCCGAGCGTGTCACTATTGCGCCGGGGCATACAGCCCTAGTTAGTGGTGATTTCTCTCAACACTTGTTTGTTAAGTCGGGAATGCTTGGGCTTGAATCTCTCGATGATGAGTCCGAGACATCCGATAAAGCGCCTGTGGCACCAAAAACTGAAAGCAAGAAAACTAAGCCGGATAAAGTTACAGAGACATCCGATAAAGCGCCTGACCCGTCCGAGTGACGGGTTTTTGATTTAAGGGGATGATGTGGATATCAACAGTCAAATAGTCGCAGACTTCAGAGACTACTATCCGGAATTCAGTGATGTGATTGCGTGGAGTAACAAGGACATCACTCAGGCACTTGAAGAAGGTGATTCTGAAACTGGTCGGCGATGGCTCACTTACACTGCCCGTCCCGCATCAATCAAAAAACGCGGAATGTTTGCTTTTGCTGCTCACCAATTAGTTATGCGGAAAAGGGCTACTGGCGGTGATGTCGGTGCAGCTTATGCAATCTCATCGAAGTCAGTCGGTGACGAATCCACATCGTTCTCTGTTCCTTCAGTAACTGCTGATGACCTTATTATTAACGGTGACTTGCCTCTGACCACTTACGGGCTTGCATTCCTCCGTCTGCGGCGTAGAGCAGGGACGGGAGCGATGATGATATGAGAATTCGCGCGGAAATTCATGGCGGCAACAAGCTAGCACAGAAGCTGCGGAAGTTGTATGACCGGGTGACATCAAAGAGTCGTGTTGTTATTGGATTGCCAGAGGGATCTGGCGTATATGAAGATGGAGTCCCAATCGCAGTAATTGGCGCAGTACAAGAATATGGATCTGCTGACGGGCGAATACCTGAGCGATCATTTCTTCGTGTACCGCTCCGACAAAATCAGGACAACATCAAAAAAGGCTTTCGCGCACTTACTGCAAAAGTGACTCGTGGCGAAATCACCGCATTCCAAATGCTGGATCAGATTGGTGCGCGTGCAGTTGGGTATTGCCAGGAGGCCATTGAGGCCGGCATCCAACCCGGCAACGCTGACGCAACCATTGCCGCAAAAGGTTCCGCAACCCCCCTCGTTAACCACGGCACGCTAAAAGGTGCAATTACTCACGTTGTGGAGGATTAATCATGTTCGGCAATGGTCTGGATATGCAGGGTCATATCGATTCAACGTTTAATTCCCCTATTGACGGCGGGATTCGTTTGATTCGTGCCGTCAATAGGGGCTACACAGGGCCGGGCGGGGAGTGGGAGGAGGGTGAGTCGGAAGTTATTACTCTATCTCTTGTTAACGTGCAATCAGCGAAGTGGAAAGACGTACAGATGCTTATCGGCATTGGCGGCACGGCAAACGCTCAGGATGTTAGGGTCGTCCACATTAACGATAGTGTTAATTATCTCTGGCCAGATGATGAGGGGAAATTCAGTGACATGCTGGAATTCAGTGATGGGCTTGCTATGAGAAAGTGGCGGGTCATTTCCTGTGACAATAGGCCGTGGCGTAACTTTTGTCGTGCCGTTGTTGAGCGTTATCGAGGGATTGGCTAATGGAGGATATAAAAGAACTTCTCCCCGCTTTCCAGTCTCTCGTTTCGCAAGCTTCCGATATTGATTTAAGTCGCGTTATTCCTGCGGATCAGGGCCGGGCGGCACCATCAGGTAACGCAATCTACGCTACTTATAAGCCCGTTCCAATCCGAGCTTACGGGCAGGTAAGGCGGCGCAGAGAGCATATTGCACCCATTGAGGCATTTGATGAATCGCTAGGCTCTGTCTGGACAGACTTGCAAGAAATAGCGTGTACGAGCATGGAGTTTATGCTCTCCGTCAATATCTTCAATGAAGGAGCGGACAGCGCAGTAATGCGTCTACATAACGCCAACTTTCGGATGCCAATCAGTGAGTTTCTATTCCGCAATAACATAGCCTGGCGCTATGCCAGTAACTGTATAAATCTGACTGGCATGTTACAGGCAGGGATACAGCCGCGCTGGCGAACCGATATACATCTATTCATAGAACAAACCGTATCCTATGCCGTGTTACGAGCGGCAGGGTTTGAAGTACAAATCAAAGAGAGAGATAGCTACCATGGCTTATCCGGTTGACAATATTATTCCCGTCAATATCTATCTGACAGCGGCGGGGTTGGGGTACGGTGATTTTTCCAGTGCTCTTGTCTTTGCTGATGAAGCAGATTTAGCAACAGCAGCAATATTTGAGATAAACACGTTCCGCGATTTTGCATCAACGACCGAAGTAGCAAAATACTTTAAAACTGACAGCGATATTTACCTCATTGCGACCCGGTATTTTGCGCAAATCCCGAAACCACCACAAATTACAGTCTGGATGAAAGACCCAACTGATTCGTTACTTGAAGTTGTAAACAGCGCCACTGACCGCATTTGGCGCTATCACTACTTCTTCAAAAACTCAGATCTGACTACTCAAGCCGATTTAATCTCTCTGGCTGATTGGGCTGATGCCAATAGCCATCCGGTGTGGTGGACGTTTAGTGATGCTGACATAGCAGATCAGAATAAGAGCGATGACGTGGTGTCTGTGCTGCAAAGCAAGGGCAACCGACATGTGTTTGCTGGCTACAAGGATTTACCGTCAGTCACCACCGATCCCGCTCAAGCGTATGCAATGGTTCAACTTGCGGCTGCGTTTCACAAGTTCCGACCCACTGGCATCAACACCGCCATCACGGGGGAATATCAAGTATTGCCTGGCGTGATTGGCGACGACATGACAACCAGCGCCTACAACGCACTGAAAGCCAAAAATGCAGTTTTCTTCACCAAGATTGAATTGGCCGGGCAAGTGGATAACAGCCGTGTTATTAACAGTAAATCAATGTCGTCATATGGTGAATTTATCGATGATGTAGTGAATCTGGATGTGCTGAAAAATCATATTCAGGTGGACGGTTACAACTACATCGCGAATATCGGCACCAAGCGAGCATTGACGCCACGCGACTACGCCGGGTTGTTGTCTACGGTTTCAGCCACTTGCAAGCGTTTTTTCAATAATGGCGTGCTTGGTACCGGCTCTTATGTTGATCCCGATGATGGTGTCACAAAAGTAGCTGACTTCGGTTTTGTTATCCGTTCACTTCCAGAGGATGTCTTTAACTTGACGACATCTCAGCGCAAGAAACGCGAATATCCAATAACTTCATTGCTCGTCATCTTGGGTCGAGCAGGGCATGTCGCAGAAATTAACGTCAACGTGGAGTAATAAATTATGGCTATGCACAAGTACGGTGCAGATGGTGCAAACCTGACTATTTTTGGTATCCCTATTGATGATTTTGGTGACACTGACCCGCCGATCACTATTGAAGATTTAGAGCCGAGAGCGGTATTAAAACGAGGGATCGGTAAAACATCTGTTCGTCTTGATAATCAGACAAGAGCGAAACGAGTCACAATAAACCTGATACCTGGTTCTGTTCAGGCACGTCAGATTATCGCTGTAGAGAAAACTGGCGTTGATGCCACATTTACATTCTCACAAACCGGTACCAGTGAATATTTCGCTGGCTTTGACGGCGTAATGGTGAGTCGTGGTTCGGCAACTCGCGCAGGTAGAAGTGGTGTGAGTGATGAACAGTTCGTATTCGAGTTCGCTGATTCAGAGGAAACCTAAGCATGGGCCGTAAAATTGAAGTAACAGCCGGAAGCGCAGTATTCGAGGGGGCAACGTCCCCCGCTAAAGACCAGGTGGAGATGCTGCAAATCGCCGCGAAGTGTGGATTGTTACCGGCAATAAATGATGGTGTAACCGACATGGGACTGCTGGCCAGTCTCGCTGGGATTGATTATTCCAGCCTGAATCGCCTGAAAGAACTGTGTCTGAAGAATGGCTGTATTGTTCGACAGGCTGACAATATACCGGTTGCTGAAAATCTGTTTCAGGATGAGGCACACAATTATCTTGTGCTGATTGGTAAAGTATTGAGGGAAAATATCGGCCCTTTTTGGCAACTCAGGAACGAGGAAGGAAACGGCAAAAAAAGCAGTCAGATCCCTCAAGAGTAGACTGGTTTCTGTGGCGTCCATGCACCGGGGCGGGTGATGCTTGCCCACCTTTGGCTAAATGGTCTGATATGCTCGACGGAACATACACAATCGACGATGTACAAGCCATGCATGATGCGATAGACGAGTTGATTGATGTTATTGAACGGGCGCGAAGTAAGTAGCTGAGCCCGAAAATGGGCTTTTGCATTCTAGCCCACTCTGGTGGGTTTTTTATTGGCATCTACTCAGGGATCTCAATCATGAACCCGCCACTATCTAATGATTTCTCGGAGAGAATATAGCCAAGTTCGGTCAATCGTGAAAAAGTTCGTTTAAGAACGTAGTTGAAATCATCATCGCTAAGAACCTCAAGTTCTAAGTCATCAAGATCAATGCAAAAACTTTTGTGTCCTATCCTTACTTTCTTGCTAATTTCGGCAAACGTTCTCGTGAATATGAGGTTGGATAGGCTTTCTTTGGCATTATTTGCGATCTGAAGTGCGTCTTTAGCCGAAAGAACGCCATCTTCTGGAAATTCACTAAGATAGCTCGCGTCTAATCTCTGAACTATTTCGGCATTCATAGAGCGATTATTTTCTTTTGCCGACCCTTCTATTTTTTCTTTTAATTCAACAGGAAGCCGGATTCGTAATTGCGGGTCTTCTCTACTCATGGCGATTCCAATTTTGATGATAGTAATGACACTTGAAATTATGCCCCACCGTGGGGTTGACTTCAATGACGCACGGTGTGACAATAAATTTACCTCACCGTGAGGCATTCAAGGAGAATCCAAATGCAAAAAGCAAAAGACATGTATCAGCGCAAAATCCGTTTCCCTGAGGAAATCTGTCTGGCAATACAAAACAATGGTGAAAATCAGAGTCGGCAATTTAATACTGAGGTGATTTATCAGTTGAGAAAAGTGTATGGATTGATAGAGAAGAGAAATGATGAAGCCTAATAATGGCGAAGCCCCGAAGTGCGCGAACACGAACGAGGCTTCTAGTTTGTCAGCAACCTTAAGCGAGTCAACCGACATGAAAAGTATAGCGAATAATCAACTGACATTCCACAACACTAAGTTCAATCCAGTGCAAGATAACGGGCAAGTATGGCTGACATCAACTGAACTTGGCGCAGCTCTACAGTATTCAGACGATAAGGCAGTCCAGCGTATTTATTCGCGTCGTTGTGATGAGTTTACTGAGCAGATGACAAGGGTGGTCAAAGTGACCACCCCTCGTGGACAGCAAGAAACTCGAGTTTTCTCTCTGCGCGGTGCACACCTTATTGCAATGTTTTCCCGTACCACAATAGCTAAAGAATTCCGTAAGTGGGTTTTGGATATTTTGGATAACGAGGTATCCACTGGAAATTACTGTGAGCCATTGCAGAAACTCTACACCTTGAATGTAAATTCGGACGAGTTGAGCACTTTAGCTTGGTTGTATAAGGCTGCTAACCATCTGCGTGAAGAGGCTGAGCTCGTAAGTGATGGACTGAATAATCTCCATTCACCATACGGAACTTCACTTTGGACTATGGCTACTGAGTACAAGAGAACGTTTGAGAATGCACGGAAAGTACTGAGCAGAGAAATTGGCAATATTCCACAGGATGAACTTAATGGAATCAACTGGGAGAGAGTATTACCGAATATACATATTCACTAAAGAATTTTGCCGGAACACAGGCAATAAAAAACCGCCAGTTAGAGCTGGCGGCTCAATAAACTAAACCGTGTGAGGTTTTATGTCTGCATTAACTTTAGCAAATGGTAGATCTGATGTCACGAAAATGTCTAGTCGAGAGATTGCGACTCTTACTGGTAAGCAACATAAAGATGTGCTGCACGACTGCCGCAAAATGTTCGAAGCGCTTAATATTCAATCGGCGGACTTTTCCGCCGATTACACGGATGCAAAAGGGCGCGTATATCAGGAATATCTTCTCGATGAAGATTTAACTATGACACTGATCACCGGCTACAGCATTCCACTCCGCCACAAAGTATCAAAACGCTGGCGTGAACTGGAAACTGGCAAGGCGCTTCCTGCAAAAAGTTCATCAGGGCTGCCTGAGTATCGCAGGGCGAGAACGTTGAAAATGTCAGTTGAAGCCGTTCATCAGCTTTTCGACATGATGCCAAACCTTAGTGAGCTGTCTAAACAATGCGCTGCGGCTAACATTATTAACCCAGTCGCTGGTTTTGAAGCTATCCCTTTGCCAAAGCTGGAAGAACATTTCTACACAGCCGGTCAGGTTGGCGAGATGCTTGGTATTTCTGCTCAAAAAATCGGCCGCATATCTAACGCCAATAACCTCAAGACTGACCAGTACGGCATTTATGTAATGGATAAGTCTGCGTATAGCAGCAAGCAAGTTGAGGCGTTCCGCTACAACGCTAACGGAGTGGAAGCTCTGCGCCACCTGATCCACGGCGCTGAAGTAGCTTAATTAGTTAAGTATTACGACCAAAACCCAACCCACTTAACCGTGGGTTTTTGCGTTATTTTGCAGCGATCCCCTGCTATGATGTTTCCACTTGTAAATGGTGGGGATAAGAGATGGAGTGGTTAATTTTTGGATTTATTGCCCTGGTTATTCTTGGCGCGATATTTAAGCCGCGTCGGTGTGACGTCTGTAATGCTAGCTTCAAAAGAAAGCACTATACATGGGAAATTGGTGGCAAAAAAACAGCACTTATGCCCAATCTGCAATGGCAGAATGGCAAGAAGAGAAAGCGCCAATAAATTTAAAGATAGATTCGGATAATCGGGTTTTTCCGTGTTTTAATGCTCGGATTGCGAGGTCTATTACAGACGGGTTTTGTCAACTATAGGGTGATTTATGCGTTTCTTATGGGGCTTAGTGGCTTTCTTTTCAGTTATCGGATTTTTCCAAGGATGCGTTATCGTGTTTAGCGCAGAAAGCGCCATGCAGCAGGCGGCAGGCGCAGCCATGGGGATTGCTTGGGCTGTAATTCCGTATTGTATTTGTAGCGCATTGCAAATGATGAAAAAAACAGATAACTCCCAAACTTTAATAGAGATTAGTCAAAAATTATCTGAGCAATTAAGTGTGCTTAGAACTACACAGAAGATTGACATTACTGAGAAGTTAGATTCTCAGGGTAAACGAGATGGTAATGAGTTGGAGCAGGCTAATATGTTTACAGCTAAGGACTTCATTACTTTTGATGGTGAGTTAGATATTAATGCTGTAAAAAGGCTTGTTTTCTTAGATAAAGAATATATTAGAAAAGTTAAAAATGACGGCGGGGATGCTACTGAAGCAGTTAGCGAATTTAAGTATATAATGAAAAATATAAAAGAAAAATTACCAGAAAAACTGGGGGATGAGTTTATCTCTGAATATATGAAAAACCTGTAAGAGCAAAATAAAAAATATCATGCCCGCTAAATGCGGGTTTTTTTACATCTAAATCACGAGGTTTATATGTCAGAAACAATTGATTCTCTATTGGTTTCCCTTGGCTTGGAAACTGATAAGAAAAGTTTTGACCAAGCTAATGCGGCATTTAAAGGCGTAACCGATAATATGCTTCAGCTTGCCGCTTCCGTGGCTGCTGGATTTGGTTTTGATAAATTAACGAGACAGTTTGCCGGGTTCGTTTCTGAAATAGATCGTTTTTCTCGCCGTAATATTATTGACCCAAATAATGTCCTTCGCTGGGGATTTGCATATGAGCAGATGGGTGGGAAAGTTCAGGATGCCATGGGGGCGATAGAGAAATTTAATAATCTGAGAGATAAGGCTAAATATGGACAGATTGATGAAAAGGCCCTAAGGCAGGCCGGTATAAACCCTTATGACCTGCTTCGCACTAACGATCCTCATGAAGCCATGATGTGGGCGACAAAGGCAATGCCAGGAATGACCCCAGACCAAAGAAGGGAGTTTGGAGGTGCTCTTGGATTATCATCCATAGACCAAGATGTTTTATCTAATGGGTCTCAGTGGGTAAATCAGCAATTTGACGAATACAACAAGCGCGGACAGCAAATAACCCCTGAAGCTATAAAAATAGCTGATGACTACAATGACGCGATTTTGAAGCTCACAACCAATGTAAATGGTTTAGCAAGTGAATTAAGCGGCCCACTTACTGAAAGCATCACTGCATTGGCAAAGCGAGCTGATAATTGGCTTGTGGATAATAAGCAAGGGATTGTTGAGAAGCTCAATGAGGCCATGCCTTATCTGGAGCAAATGGCAAAAGGTATTGCATTGCTTGTTGTTGCTCAAGCGGCAGCTAAAGGGGGGAGAATGCTCGTTGGAAGCCTCCCCCTGCTGGGAGCAGCAGCGTATGCAGAGTACTTCTACAGCGATTTGGATAATATTACAAATAGCGCAAAATCATCATGGGACTACAACACGCGCCATGCAAAGCGCGGTGTAGGCGATGGGTTGAAGTGGCTGGGTATTAATAATGCCTGGGCAAATCAGCGGCAGGGTGACAGGTCGTCTGACCCATTAGCTCCAGTCACCAATGATCCTCTAAACGAGGAGTCCTTAATCCGAAATAACTTATCGATTTCAGGCGTCAATGATCCAGAAAAACTAGAGCAACTAACAGAGGCGTTTAAAAAATCGTCTCAAAAGCACGGCGTACCGGCAAACGTACTTATGGGAATGGCAAAGCAAGAGTCAGGATTTAATTCAGAAGCTATCGGGCCAGCGACCAAGTGGGGGGAGGCTAAGGGAATAATGCAATATCTCGATGGCACCGCATCGTCATTGGGAATCAACCCACTAAACCCCAGCGAGGCTATAGATGCCGCCGCCATGCAGCTAAGGGAGAGGTTAGATAAAGGTGAGAGCATTGAGCAAGCCGTTGCGCACCATCACGCCGGGCCAAATAAAAATTTGTGGGGGAAAAATACAGAGGACTACGTGAGCAAGGTTGGCAATCATTTCTCTGAAATGGAAGGCTACAATTCTCGCCGTAACGCCCCGCCTGAGCCTCAACGTTATAGCGGGTCAGCCAGCGCCGCAGCAGCGAAGATAACATTCGCTCCTGTTATCACGATAAACGAGGCGGGGGACGCTGAAAAGACACGCGCAATTGTTGAGCAGTGCCTCGGCGATGCGTGTAACGAACTAGCCCTTTCGGTAAGGACAAATACACAATGAGTATTGTCGGCATATTTACCAAAACCCGCCCAGACATTGGCGGGATTTTTTTTGATGCAATTCTGGAAGAAAGCAGCGAACTACAGACCGATGTTAGCGAATATCCGCTTGAGAACGCCAGCACGGCTAATGATAACGCGGTAACTCGTCCGATGTACCTGACCATGACCGTGAGTGTCTCAGACAACCCGATAAAAACACTGATGGCGGAGGCGGGTGAGCTATCGGGCTATCTCAATATTGGCGCGGGTATTACCGCGGGTATGGCTGCATCCACGCTCTCAGGCGGAGTCGCAGCGCTAGCAGGACTTGGGGCATCAGTCGGGCTTGGCATTGCATCAACAGCTTCATCAAAACGCTCTGTTACAACGCTCGAAAAAATCCGAGCATTACAGAGAGAAAATGCCGTTATGACTGTTGTAAGCTCAAAGGGCGGCTATACAAATATGCTCATAACGAATACCCGGCATGTGACAGAAAAGGAAAATGAAGGGGGCTTGGAGTTGGTCGTTGAAATGAGGCAGTTGGTCATTATCAATAAAAATAGCAAAGCAGAAATTAACAACGCCAACCTCCCGGCGAATGATAGCGCAACAACTCAGGGGCAATCTGTAGTTAATAGAGGAGAGGTGGTCGCACAATGAAAGTAATTCCATTAACAAGTGGATTGGCTTATCAGAAACTCACAGTTACTTTGAATGATTTTAACCTCGGACTCTATTTTCTGTGGCTTACCCGATACGGCTATTTCACCGTCGATATTTATGATAGCGGCGGCAGTCCGATAGTATTGGGACGCGCATTGCACGTAGGCGTTAATTTGCTATCAGGCATCAACAGTAGCATAGGGGCAATATCACTGGATGGAGATCCGCCAACAATAGCCAATCTAGGCATTAATAATAAATTAAAATGGTATCCGCAATGAGTGGGGAATTGTTTGGTAGAAACTATAATCTAACGATTAAATCAAGCGGGGGGAGTGAAGATTTAACATTTTCACCACCAATGCAAATAACTTTCGGCATAGAGGGTATACCAAACAATCATGATGCGCTTGGTCGAATAACCATTTATGGGGTATCTCAAGAAACAAGAAGCCGCATATACAGGGAATATGACTCCATAACACTATCAGCAGGATACAATGATGATATTGGCGTTATATTTCATGGGCAGATAAATAACTTTGAAACCGGGCGTGATGGGGTAAATACGTACATTCGTTTTTATTGTCGCGCCCTTTTTAGAAACAGAGAGAATGCCTTTATCTCAAAATCGTGGGGAGAGAATACGCCAGTCCTAGAAATGATTAGTGATACGGCTGAAACACTTGGCCTATCATTGGAAATCATTGGCGATTTTTCTGACTTACCACTTGCTATAAAGGGTAAAACACGGTGCGTGAACTCAAAAGACTTTTTAATTGAACTGTCTGGAAATTATGATTTCAGTCATTACTTTGATGGGTCGAAGCTGGTCATTACTCGCCATGGCGCATCAAGATCGCACGTTATTCATGAAATATCTCAGAATAATGGTATGGAAGGAATACCGAGGTTTTATCTCCAATCTCTCGAAGTAGACGTGAAATTAAACCATCTGATAAAGCCAGCAGATGAAATTAAAATATACCGGGCACATGACCAGTTTAATTTTAGCGACATGTATAACACCCCATATAGAGAGCTTATATCCAAGGGGCAGTTTACAGTATTGAGCATTTCTCATAACGGTGACTTTTATCATGATGAGTGGAAAACCACGACAAAGTCATTTTTACAGACGGGAGGGGTAGCAAGTGGCGAACAGTGATTCTAAATTAAACCCCATGCTGGCGGCGATGAATGAAGTTAAGCGTTCCGCACTGTCACCCATCATGGTCTGCTTGCCTGGAAAGATAATATCTTACAACTCATCAAATCAGCGAGCACAGATCGAATGTGGTATTCAGCGAAAAATAGGTGAGTCATTTGTAACTATCCCAGTAATAACTAATGTCCCCGTTAAGTTCTCCGGTTCGGGTAATTGGTCAGTATTTCATGAATTACCAGCAGGCACTGAAGGATTAATTCATTTTAGCCACCGAGCTATCGATACATGGATTGATCAGGGGGGCCCAGTAGCTCCGCACGAAATGAGAATGTTCGCGCCTGAAGATGCATTTTTCTCACCTGGCTACCGCTCTATGCAAACTGTCATTCCCGGATTGCCCGTTTCAGGTGTAGGGATGAGTAATAAAGACGGGAGCGTTTTATTTCACATGAACGACGATGGAATAACGTTATCAGTGGGCGGTTCCAAACTATCTCTGACCGCTGACGGCATGATTTATAACGGCGTTAACTTCACTAGCAATTCAACAACAACACTCAATGGCTCTACTGAAGTGCAAAGCGGTGGGTTGAAGGTTGGCAGTATAGATTTTGAGAGCCACGTCCACGGCGGCGTCCAAAATGGTAATGGAAGTACTGAGAGGCCAAAATAATGATCCGTAACTTCAAAGATGGCGACATTGTTACACACGGTGATCACTTTGCAGTCGGCAAAGAATCCACCCGGCAGGCAGTTATTTGCCGACTTAAATTATTCCTCGGCGAATACTTTCTAAATATGACGGAAGGGACGCCGTGGTTTCAAAGTATTTTGGGTAAAACGTCTCTCGATATTGCCGCTGCTAACATCAAAGAGAGAATCATTACCACTCCCGGCGTAATGGGGCTGACAAGGTTTGAATTTAACGCAGATATGCAGACGAGGAAAATAACCATTTATGCCTCGCTGATTGACATCAATAACGAACAATTCGAATTCTTGTTTGATGAGGCAATTATTTAATGGCAGCAATAACAAAAGATGGGGTAACAGGAACAACGCTGAGTGAGTATCTCGATGCTATGCGCCAGCGCTATCTTGATATAGATGATGGATGGAATATTAATCCTGAGTCTCCAGACGGACTTGCTATTGCGGCGTGGTGCGAAACACTGGCGAACATAGATGAAGCTGTCGTTAATTCATATCATTCAGCCGACCCAAACTCAGCAATTGGACAGCAACTTGACCGTATTGCCGCATTCGCCGGAATAAAGAGACAAGACGCAACACACTCGACAGCGGCGGTTACTTTTATCGGTGCAGACTTGACGCCCATCCCTAAAGGCACCCTTGTTAGAAATCGCGTAACAAACACGCTATGGGCGACGGATGTTGATACTACGATTGACAGCACTGGAACAGCCAAGGTAAACGTAACATGCACGGATATTGGAGGGCTTGCAGCTAACCGTAACAATTTAACAATCATCGCCTCACCCGTTGGTGGGGTTACAGCAGTTACTAATGAGGCCCCAGCATCAATCGGCTTAAGTGAAGAAAGTAATGATGCGTTTCGTATTCGCCGGAACGAGTCTGTTGCGCTCCCCGGTTCAAATCAGATAGACAATATTTATGCATCATTAGCCAATGTTGACAGCGTCAAGCAAGCTAGAATTTACGAAAATGAAGACAGTCTGACTGATGAGAATGGGGTGTTTGGCCACTCGATGGCAATATTTGTGGATGGCGGGGAGGTTGAAAGCATCTCTCTTGCTATAGCAACAAAGAAAAACCCAGGATGCGGATTAAATCGATATAACTCATTCCCAAATAAGATAGCAATAGACACCGTCACTCCGGGCGGAAATCCAATAAGTATTACTTTTTATCGGCCTGAATTTATTACGATATATGTCAAGGTTGAGATATCAAGCAATAATAGATTTAATGACGACGAAATAAAGCAAGCAATAGTTGATTATGCAAATTATGGATTTAACGAGACAAGTGGCTTTGCAAAAACGGGGTTTAAAATAGGTGAAAACATTGGGGCGGGCCGTATATTTACACCTCTGAATTATATTGTGTCAAGTGATGGATTTGTCAATTCCGTTTTTGTTGGAAAAGTATCTAATGATGTGACACATACTGTTATTGACGTCCTGTTCAACCAGTTAGGGGTTTTCTCTGCGGAGAATATAGAGGTGGTTTATGTATGACCATAACAAAAAAGTATTATCTAGAGTTTACTGGAGATACAAGAATTCCCCCAATCTTATTAAATGGATAAAGTCATTACCAGATATTGTCCAGTCTTCGCTTGAAGAGCAAATTTATAAAATAAATGAATTGCTTGATATAGATAGTGCGGAAGGTGATCAGCTGGATATCTGCGGAAGAATAGCGGGGTTTTCTGATAGGCCGCTAATAAGAAGCGATTTTGTTTTTATATTTGCATATAATGGAACAGGCGGCGCTCAGCCTTATAATATTGCTCCATATAAACCAGAGAATGAATCAGTTAGAATGGTTCCTCTATCTGATTTTATGTATCGAGTTGTTATTAAAGCAAAGATACAAAAGAACAATTCTATAGCAACTATAGATGATATTAAAACTGCTGTTGATTATATATTAAACGTTAATTCAGCAGTGATAGATGGTCAGGATATGACCATTAAGACAATATGGGTTAATGAAAAGATACCTGCAAATATTTTGGTTTTAATTGAACTTTTTGATTTAATTCCGCGCCCTCAGGGTGTTAACGCAAAGCTAATAAGATTTAATCATCATCCGTTTGCATATAAAGGCACATTCGACGCACGGCCATATGGTCTGGGCGCTTATATTTAATGGAGTCAGCATGTCTAGAAATGACAGTTTTAATAAAACATGGGCTAGCGCACCGGCTCAATTTGAGCGCCCAGGTGATGGGCTGGTTGCTCGTGGGTGGGCAGGAGGCGCATCTGAGGATCCGCCAGAGGCTAAGTGGGAAAATTGGTGGCATAACAGAGTAGATGAGGCGCTAAAGGAACTGCAAAACCTCGGGCAGTTGATTTGGTTTGCTGATGCACCCTATCAGGTAGGGGCGAGAGTCAATCATGGTAGTAATCGCTATATCGCACTAGAAGAAAATACGGGGGTAGAGCCGACAGGTGCGCTAGATATTGGCGTATGGCAAAAAGAAGATATCAATTTATACCTAAAGACCACAAACAATCTCTCAGAAATAGCCTCAGCGGGACCGAACGCAGTACTTGCTGCAATCACAAATCTCAATTTATTGACGACAGTAAATAGAGCTAACGGATCATTGCAATCTGCAAGCAATTTATCAGAGATAAATTTAT